CGTAGAAAGGGCAAATAATGGATTTGTCCAAACTCTCTACCAAAGACCTAGAGTATCTTAGAGCTGGGAAGATAGACAAGGTATCGACTGCTGGTCTTGAGGAAATTGCTAAACAGCAAGGAACTCCGGCTGTTCCTAGTCCGTCTGTAGTTGCTCCTGTTCCCTATTCAACGGGTGCTGAGACTGCTAGGGCTGCTGCTCAAGGGCTTACCTTTGGATTCGCTGATGAGCTAGAGGCTGCATTGCGTAGTGGAAAGATTAGCGGTGCTGAATACGAAAAGATTAGAGATCAGTTACGCGCACAGCAAGTCCAATTTGCTCAGGAACAGCCTTTACGAGCAGGTGGTACTGAGTTTGGTGCAAGTATGCTTGCTCCTGCTGCTGTAATGACAAAGCCAATAACTCGCGGTGCAGGAATCATAGGCGATGTTTTGCTAGGTACTGGTATGGGTGCTGCTACTGGTGCTGGCAAGGCTACTGATGATGTCACAGGAGGTACTGTAACTGGTGCTTTGCTAGGTGGTGGAGGAACCGCTGTTCTTAGCGGTGGTGGTCGTTTGCTGGCTCCTGCTGTACGTCCTGAAGCTGCTGCATTACGCCAACAAGGTATATCTCTAACTCCGGGTTCTGCGTTTGGTGGTCGTATTCAGCAAATGGAACAAGCCGCAGAAAGTCTGCCTTTCTTTGGCGGTATCGTAAGCGGTGCTAGAGAGCGTCAATTCTCCGAGTTTAATGTTGCGGCTTACAACAAGGTTTTGAGCAATCTAAACCCTAAGTTAAAGGTTCCGCAAGGGCTAACTGGTCGTGATGCTTATCTGTTTGTAGAGAAGTCCATTCAAGACAAATATAACGATGTAGTGCCAGATTTAGCGGTTAGGTTCACTCCTAAAGTTCAGTCTGGATTTGATGCCATCAAGAATCGTTACGCAAAAGGCAACTTGTCAGAGGCTGACAAACAGCAGTTCCAGACCTATGTAAATGGCTTAGAAGCTGACTTTAGGGCTTCAGGCACTGTGTCTGGTCAAAAGGCTCAGGCTGTTAAACAAGACTTAGCAAAGCTATCTGGGACATATAGTGCTGGTACTGGATCAACGAAACTATTAGGTGAAGCCTTCAAAGAATTAGAGGGCTTTTACATGAATACGCTGCGGAACCAGAATCCTAAGTACGCAAGTGATTTGAAGAAAGTTGACTCTGCCTATCGTGATTTTGTTCGAGTCCAAACCGCTATGGCTAAGACTCGCGGAGAGGAAGGCGTATTTACTCCTGCTCAACTAGAGGCTGCTGTACGTCAATCAGACATATCTAAGCGTAAGGGCGCATTTGCTAGAGGTGCTGCGCCTATGCAAGACCTGTCTAGCCGCGCTATGTCTATGCTTGGTCAGAAAGTGCCTGATAGTGGTACAGCAACTAGAGGTATGACAGGTGCTTTGCTAACGGGTGGTGCTGGTTATGTTGATCCGATGGCAGGTGCATTGACAGCCCTAATGACTGCTCCTTATTATCGTTTAGGTGAGAAAGCTATGTTTGCGCCTAGACCAGCGACATTTACTGAGGCTGTGCAAAGGGCTAGAACTGCGTCTCCGTTTGCAATACCCGGATTACTTGGATTGGTGGAATAAATCATGGCAAAGAACAAGATTAGCGAATACAGCGCAACAGCGGCTAATAACACTGACATCGGTGGGATTAACATTGCTGAAGGTTGTGCGCCATCAAACATCAATAACGCGATTCGTGAATTGATGTCTCAGCTAAAAGACCAGCAAGCAGGGTCTGATGGGGATAACTTTACTGTTGGCGGCGACTTGTCTGTTACGGGTAACGTAACACTAACGAATGCTTTGCCGATAGCTCAGGGTGGCACTGGAAACACTACAGCATCTACAGCGATTAACGCTCTGATGCCTTCTCAGACAAGTAACTCAGGTAGATTCCTAACGACTAACGGAACAACTGTTTCTTGGGGTACTGTGACACCTGGAACAGGTACGGTTACTAGCGTAGGTCTAACGTCTAACCTATCAGGCGTTACAGTAACTGGTTCTCCTGTAACAACGTCTGGAAGTCTGGTACTTAGTGGCACACTAGCTGTTGCCAATGGCGGTACTGGTAATTCTTCACTGTCCACAGGTGCGGTATTGGTGGGTGCAGGTACGTCAGCCGTATCTACGGTAGCTCCAAGCACTAGCGGTCATGTATTAACGTCTAACGGTAGTTCTTGGTCATCGTCTGCGTTGCCTATAGCGTCATCGACTGTTTCTGGTGTTGTTAATACTGGTAGTCAGACTTTTGCAGGAGCTAAGACATTTTCAACTGGAATCATTTCTTCTAACGGCTATAATTTTACGTCCACAGGAAACTCAATTTTCTGGACGGGTGCTGTAATGGAAGTGTTCATCGGTTCAGCAATGAGATTCTTTGTTGGATCGGGATCGGCTGGATTTAGCATCTCTGACGTTCAAAAAGTTGGTGGTGGTTCGTTTAACAGCTACTCAGATTCTCGTTACAAACAAGACATCACAGCCTACAATAAGGGTCTAGCCGAGCTAAAGCAGGTTAATCCTAAGAACTATCGTTATACCGCTGAATTTATGAAGTCTGCTAGCCCATCACAGGAGTTTGTGGGGGTTATTGCTCAGGAGTTGGAAGGTACTGCATTTGCTAATTGCGTAAAAACTGATGACAAAGGCTTTAAGATTGTAGATACATCTGAACTCACGTTTGCTCTGATTAATGCGGTAAAAGAGATGAGCCAGCGTATCGAACAGCTAGAGGCTTCAAAATGACGGATATAACTAAAACAGCATCAGTAGTTACTTACAGCGGTTCTGCGACTGCTGTTTTTTTTGGGCTAACGGCTAATGAGTTCGCGGCTTTGGGTGGTCTAGCCATTGCTGTAATCGGTCTGTTGGTCAATATCTGGTTCAAGATGCAGCACTTAAACATAGCCAAGAAACAAGCCGAAGATGAGTAGTCGGACAGTCATTGCTAGTTTAACGCTGTCTGCGGCGGCATTAATTGGCATTGCTGTTCACGAAGGCTATCGAGAATCTGCTTACATCCCTGTAGCTGGAGACGTTCCTACCATTGGGTTCGGCGATACCCATAACGTCAAGATCGGTGACAAAACCGACCCTATCAGAGCGTTAATCAAGCTCTCTCAGCATACCGAATCATTCCAAAAAGACCTAAAACGCTGCATTGGTGATGTCCCAATGTATCAGCATGAATGGGACGCTATCGTTTCATGGTCATACAACATCGGCACTGGTGCTGCGTGTAAGTCCACTCTTGTCAAACACTTAAAAATGCGTGACTATTCGGCTGCTTGTAAAGAGTTGCTGAAATGGAACAAGTTTAACGGCAAGGAATTGAAGGGTTTAACGGCTCGTCGCCAGCAGGAGTACAAACTATGTATTGGAGAATAGCTGCGGTTGCTGTGACTTGTTTGGTACTAGCGGGGGCAGGATGGAAATGTTATGTGATGGGGCAGGAGTCTATTCAGGTAAAGTGGGATGCGGAAAGGGCTGCAAGTGCTTTAGCTGCGGTAGAAAGTTTCAAGAAGCAGCAGGAAGTTGCCGATTCTGTAGCAAAGACTGTAGTCGAGTCTGCCAGAAAGGATCGGATCATTTACCGGACACTAACGAAAGAGGTTGATCGTGTATCGAATGATTGCCCTATTAGTTCTGCTTTCGGGATGCTCCACGATGCAGCCGCAACAGCCAATTTGCCGGATAGCAGTACCGCCGGAGTTAATGGCTCCACCATTGCCGCTAAAGACGTTGCCGAGACCGTAATAGAGAACTATGAATCTTGCCGAGATTCAATCAGGCGGTTAGAGGCTCTACAGACGATTATTAGAGAATATAACCGTTGAAATACTTAATTCATATTTATATGTTATATCGGAGCCAATCTTGAAAAAGAAGATTCCTGACGATTGTATGCCGATGTGCCGTACTTGTAGTTTCTATGTAGGCGATAAAAACGAAGAATTCGGGGAATGTAGGAGATTTCCTCCTCAGATTATCCCCGGCGAGGATGGAGTTGGCTTCTCTTTTACCATTACCGCAGAAGATCAATGGTGCGGAGAGTATCGTAGAGCAACTAACTAAGGTGGCTTATGAAGCGCAAATCGTGTACAGACGAGGAGTTTATTCGTCTGTGGAGTGAGTCTGGCAGTCCGTCAAAGGTAGCTCAAGCGTTAGACATAAACATTAGAAACGTCCATATAAGACGTAGGTCTATAGAAAAGAGGCTCTCTATTGTCTTAAAGGGTACAGCACCACAAAGCCCTGATTTTAAGATCACATATCCAGAGAACAATGTAAGGACGTTAGTTGATATTTCTGACGGATATGTGGTTGTAGCCTCAGACTGCCACTATATGCCCGATGAGGTTAGTCCAGCACACAAGGCATTGGTAAAGGTCATCAAAGCGGTTAAGCCGAAGATGGTCATTATGAATGGCGATGTGTTCGACGGAGCTAGTATCTCTCGTCATCCTGTATCTGGATGGAACTCAACACCTAGCGTAAAACAGGAGCTAGAAGCCTGTCAGGAGCGTCTAGGAGAGGTTGAGAAGGCTGCAAAAGGTGCTGCCCTACACTGGACATGGGGGAACCATGACCAACGCTACAATGCTCGTTTAGCGGCTCAGGTAGGGGATACTTGGCGAGGCGTTGAAGGCATGAACCTGACTGACCATTTCCCTAAATGGAAGTTCTCCACTAGCGTGATGGTTAATGAAAAGGTAATGATTAAACATCGTTATCACAATGGCATCCATGCTGTATACAACAATACCTTAAAGTCCGGTGTTTCTATCGTTACTGGGCATTTACACAGTCTTAAAGTTACACCTTGGACGGACTATAACGGTACGAGATACGGTGTAGATACAGGGACTCTAGCGTTTATCGATGGGTCTCAGTTTGACTACGCTGAGGATAGCCCTAAGAACTGGCGGTCAGGATTTGCGGTATTGCATTTCATTGATGGTCAGCTAATGCCGCCAGAGCTAGTGCAGGTCATTGGGGATCAGTTCTATTTCCGAGGTGAGCTAATAGATACATGAATGGATTTATGAATGGATTATTGAATGGATTTCTGAGCCTCTTTAGCGATCTCTGAAGCCGTCTTTATCATCTGTTCATAAGTCTGACCACCACCCCTAGCGATTAAGCCTCCTAGAGCCGCTGCGAAGAAGATACGCCAATCGTCATTTGGCTTCTCTACTGGTTCTTGCCATTTAGGGTCTTCTGGATTCTTGCGAGGTCTGCCCATTATCCTATGTTCCTTTCGTGGTTTAACTGTCCAATTAGTTCTTGTAGCCGGATGATCTCGGAACGAAGCTGAAGTACGAGAAATTTTGACTGCTCGTATCCTGCTTTCCATGCCATATAGTGTTCAACTGTAGCGTCAGGCATATTCTGATCTGCCCATTCCGAGAATCTGTCCATTATGGTTTCCTTATCCAATCTGTGTAAGGGTCTCCAAACTTCTCAATTTTTGATACATACCGCTTTATCCTGCGCTTTGCTAACTTGTTTTCTCTCTCATCCTCGTCTAGCCGTTCCCTGCTAAGTCTTTGCTTCTCTGAGTCCGTTAGTGGTGCTGGCTTTTGAGCATGAGGCTTGTTTCCTGCTCTGTAATACTTGATCTGCTGGAACTTCTTACCTAACTTCTCAAACTTGTAATGACTAACGTAAAGCTGGTTAGTCTCCATTAGGTAATTCAATCTATCTTGCATTGCCCTACGGACGATATGGACTGCATCACATATCTCAAAGATATTCATTGCCTTAAACTTAACAAGGCTCAGAATCTGCTCATTTTTGTCCATCCTTGATAAATACACCTTCCTTGTTCAAGTACCCTTTACGGTCTTTAATCTCGTTATAAGCAGCCCTTAAACATTGCTTTACATCGACATCTTCAATAGCAGCAGCCACAATAAGGCATACAAGAACGTCGCCAATTCCATCAATAATTGCGTCACGGTCTCGTTTGATAACTGCATCGGCTAGTTCTCCCATTTCTGATACTGCTTTTAGAAGCTGTGTCTTAGAGTCTGAATTCCTAATGATGCCCCTAGCTTCAGCCCACCTAACGACTTCTAATTCCGTAATCTCAAAGCTCATAAAAACTCCTCAATTTCTGCGATAGGCATATCGAAAGCCTTGTGGATGGCGATCTTTGTCTCAGCCGATACCCCGTTATGCCCGTTACGAATCTTGCTGATCGTCGGCATGGATACCCCGATACGAATAGCCAGTTGACGGTCATTCTTGATCTCGTAGGTTTCTTTTAAATAGTCCAACAGTTTCATTTTTTCTCCTGAGTTAATGCCCGTCTTTCCGGGCTGTCCACATACTCACACAGAGGGAGACTCGTACCTGATAGGAGCCTGTGCGTATGCTGCGTAGGTTATATGCGCCACCTATCGCTAGGCTAACGGGTGAGGTACTCATTACATTGGTTCTATCCTTGACGACTTATGGTCGAAAAGCCAATGTAACTTTCCCCCGTAGCTAATCATCAAAATGGTGCGTCGCTTAGATCGTCATCCTTAAAATCGTTCTTAGCTGGCTTCTTGGTCTCTTTCTCCTTGACCGCTAGAGAGAAAAACTTGCCGTTCTTGCCTTCCTTTAGCCAACCAGAGAGCCAGTAATCACGACCGTCAATATTGATCGTGCCGCTATAGTCTGGGTGCTTGTCAGACTGTTTGTTAGTGTTACGTCCTAACATACCGCGATTAGTGTTGTCGTATTCCATGATTATCCTTTAGTAAATTTCTTGATTGCACTACGTTGCTTACTATCCAACTGTGACCAGAGTGCAGTCTTCCAATCTGCATCTAGCTCCAGGGAATTGATGTACTCCACAGCCTCGGATACCTGATCCTTGTGAATCAGCATAATTACGTCGGCTGCATAGCTTTTAATTTCTTCCTGTGATTGTTCGTCTAACGTATCGAATACGGACTTAGTAATAGGCTTTGCTGACTTAGGTTCGTCTTTCTGGATCGTGGCATCTATGGCATCGTGTTCTGTAATCTCAAGCGCGTTAAGAAAAAGGTAACGACGTAGGTAGGTATGCTGACTGCCCAATGCTTGAATTGGTGGAGCTTTGCCGGTAGCTGCATCTGCTAATGGGCTTCTAAATACAATTTGACCACCTGTTTCTGGGTCAATAATTTGAAGCACTGCCTCATTACTGTGTATGCTAAACACAGAGCAAAGATTCAATTCTGCAAAGATCGTATTTACTGATGGCAAAAAGTCACCAAGCTCAAAGTATTTAAAGTTCGCGTAAGAATTAAAGCCTGATTTCTTTAGCGGCATCGACTGAAGTTTGATTCGTGCTTTCTGTAGTTTTTCATACACAAGCCATTGCTGCTGTTCTTCCTGTTCCTGCTGTTGACGGTAGTTATCCATTATTTATCCTTTAGCGAATTTTTTATTGAAAATAATATTGTTAGGTTGTGTTGTCTGAGTAGTTTGTACCTTTGTAGCTTCCTTTTGCTCCTTTCTAATACGATCAAAAGTCTTACGAATATTCGTTTTAGTTGACGGGACATACTTAAACTCTTTGTCTAGGATGCAGGGAAATGTCATAAGTTATCCAGTAGCATAGAAAGGATCAATATTGCCACGATTACCCACAAAGCATGACGGTCAATGAAGTCCGCTAGCTTATCGTCTGGATTGAATAGTTTCATGCTCTGCCCCTTTCTTCTGCTTCACGGTCTTTACGTTCCTGATACAGCCTGTCTTGATGTTCAATGTAATCGTCTTCGTCAGTTGGTTGGTAAGGCGGTAGTCGCTTTTCTTTAACGATACGGTCGATCATTCCGACTAGAAACCGCTGCATACCATCCTTAAGTGCGTCTGCGTCTTTTTGATGTCTTGACCAGACAAACAGAAGTTCGCTAAATTCTTCCTCAATGCTTGCAGCGTCCATATGACACAAAACATCGTTAGGATGTCCGTCAAGCAGCTCCGAGATCAGGTATTGTTCAAACTCTTGGTCATTCATATTTATCCCCTAGTGAGTTACCGCCCCGAAATAGTGCCACAGATTAACAGATAATTGTGAAATATTTTCTATAAAGAAATAGAAATCTATAGCGAAGTTCTATTACCAAACGTCAACATTCTGCGATAATGAAATACGAAAAATACTTAAAACAATTGCAAGAAACCAAGACTAAGGCAGATAAACAGCCGGAAGTTAGAAGAACAACACCTAGAGGGCAGACCATTGAAAGAAGAACCTTCAAAATCCTTAGCAGCAACGTCAAGCGACAAAACTGGAACGACTAAGACCTATAACTTTGGTCTACGGTACTGCGCTGGATGTAAGCGATCCAGATCAGCGATTCAGTTCGGCAACCTAGAGGTTTGCAAGATTTGTCAATTACGAAACGTTAAGGTATAGTTCATAGGGAATGGCTAGGGTAGCTCCTGAAAAGACGATTCGTTACCGTCCTGCCAAACCCACCTACTCAAGTAACGACAGCCAATAACGTGAGGCTAATATGCACTACTACCAGCACCATATCGGTGACTTCATCAAGGCTACTTCACGCCTAACAGATTCTCAGGCAATGGCATATTTGCGCCTGATCTGGATGTACTACGACTCTGAAAAACCACTTCCTAACGATATAGACGTTCTTTCTTTGCAAGTCGGTTTACCAGCCGATCAAGTCCAGTTGCTTCTTAGAGCCTTTTTTCGGCTTGAAGATGGTGTCTGGAGACAATCACGTTGTGATGCAGAACTCGAAGAATATCGTAGCTTTGTTGACAAGAAATCATTAGCTGGCAAAGCATCTGCTGAACAGCGGAAGAACAAACGCTTAACATCTGCTGAACAGGTGTTGAACGAGTGTTCAACGGACGTTCAACTAACCAATAACCATAAACCAATAACCAATAACCAAATAAAAGAAAGGAAACACGTCGTTCCTACGGAACTTCCTGATTGGTTGAATAAAACTGATTGGAACGACTTTGTTGAAATGCGGAAAAAGTTAAAGAAGCCGATGACAGATCGAGCCGTTAATTTAATGATTTCTAAATTGGAAACAATGAAGAACAAGGGCATCGATACGTCAGAGGTATTGCAAAAGAGCATCGTTAGCGATTGGATAGATGTTTACGAACCTAAAGTTCAGGTTCAACAAAATTCTATGGGGAGACGAGTTCTATGAGAAACCCATTTCTAATTGACGAGCCTACGGTCATAAGTTTTTCAGGAGGTAGAACATCTGCCTACCTATTGTGGCGGGTTTTACAAGCCAATAAGGGGCTTCCTGACGAGGCAATCGTATGTTTTGCCAATACCGGAAAAGAGGAAGAAGCGACTCTAGAGTT